CAGCTAAATCTTGCAACAAACCAGGTGCTGCAATAGTCACTGTACCACCTGCTAAAGCAATTGCAACAACATATTTATTAGTGTCGTTTGCGAAAGTAATGACATCACCTGCAAGAATAGTATTTGAACCAGTATCAACCGAGATAGCCACATCGCCCTCACTAGCAGTTGATGAAGTCAAATAACCAGTGCCTGTGCCTTTAATGACTACTGTAGAAGCACCTGTAGTGCGTAGACCAAAGCCATTTAAATTGCCCATAATGCCCTGCTCTAAGAATGCACCATCGCCACGCTCATTAACATTAGTTAATTGAGTTAGGCCGTACATTTTTGCTTTAGCTGTACTGTTCAAAATTAAAGAGCGTTCATTGGAATTAACGGGCGCTCCGTTGTCGATGAATAATTGCTCAAGAGGGCCTAAAACGGCTAAATTAGAAGCAAATGGCGTAGTGCCTGCTGTGCCAATAACACGAGAAGCGCCTTGGTAAGCTACATTTTTCAAGTCCACTTCCATTTCATTAGTCAATGTTCGCATTGCTTGGGCAATTTGGCCGCCGTAGATTGTGTCAAAGCCTACTCCGTTGTTTACGCTTTTCATTTCTTCGCCAAGCCACGGAATTTCAACAGATCTATCCTTAGAAATCGTCAAAACTTTATTATCAACACTTTGATCTGTGCCTTCGGATATAGTCATGCTTGCGTTTCGGTCGCCAGCAACTGCTGCACGTGTGAATGCACTTCGCACAGTACCGCCAACTGCTGCTCTTTCTGAACCATTGCCGTTGATTGTTACTGAAGGCAAGAAGCCCACGTGTTCGCGTGCTACCGTGTCCGCTGCTTTGTAAATATCGGCGGCTAAATCTGTTAATACGTTAGGCATTTTAATGCTCCTTATTATTTTTAAAAGTTTCTACACCGTAGAATAATAAGCAGCACCGCCACTTGATAAAGAATAATAATCTAAAACAATTAAATTGTCAAGAATTTAATCAACTACTTTTCCGCCGTCTTTGAAAAAAGCAGCTCGGTCTTTTTGGCTCGCCGCATCAAACGTTTGACGATTCATGGTTTTAGTGCTTGGGTCGTATTTTGGATTTTCAGCACCCGTGCCTTTAGAATCACCGAATAAATGGGGTGCTGTCTCTTTTAAACTCTCCACCCATTTGTCAAGCGTTAAAGGCTCGGTAGTGCCTTCCACCCATATAACAGCACCATCTTTATTGACAGCAACGGGCTTGCCGTCTTTAACAGTCCACATACTATTTGAACGAGTTAAAACGTCATCAATAGCCGTGCCAACAATGCCTGCTTTTATTGCAGCAGTCTTAACAGCACTACCCACCACCTGAGCGTTTAATTGAGTAGATAAAGTGACGTTAGTTTCTTGAATTTTTTTCATTTCTGCAACTTGCTCAGTGCGAATTTTATTAACTTTTTCCTCTACCAATTCATCAACCTTGCCAGCGCTTATCATTTTTTTGTCTTTTAATTCTTGTGCTTCTTTTTGCATTTTTGAATATTCGTCAATATCAATGCCTTTAAATTTCGCATTCAACGCTTCAACATTTTGAGTTAACGCTATATTGTTGTCTCGAAATTCGACCACCTTTGCTTTTTCAATTTTCAACGCTTCATCTTGCGCTTTGATTTTTGCTTCTAATTCCTCGATTGTCATTTTTTTTTACTCCTTTTCGTTGTTTAAAATAATACATTTATTTACTACTTCTATTAAGTGTTCTAATAAATAAGCACTAATTTCATCAGATATTATAGGAGCTTCAGTGCGTGTGTAGCCTATACTATTTAATACATTATCACAAGCATGTAAGCACTCATGAGCTATTATAGATGCTTTGGGATTATCCTTAAAGAATAGTATAATTTCACTATTAATATATAACCAGCCATTAACGCATTGAGCTTCAGAATTAGGCAGTCCGTAGAATTTATTATATTTTTCAAGACTATAAGAACCTATAATTACGGTTATTAGTGTTTTAAATATCTCTAATTTATAAGAATAACAAGTTAAATTAAGTTTTTTACCAGTTTGTTCATTTTCAAATTTTTTATCGTATTGCTTAATTTCATTCATATTTTCAACCGGTCTAGCCTCAGAGGCTTATTATTTTGATTGGTTAAATCTGAAAAATCTATTTTACCATCTTTCCACAATTCAAGTCTTTTAGTGCCAAGCACCTCTTTTTGAAACGCCTCAGGTTTGGTTTTTAACCAATCTTCATAATCCAATTTTGCCGATACCTGCCCGTCCATGCTTGCTCTAGTTTCGGGCGATAGCCCTTTAATAGTCCCGTCATCTTTTTTTAAAACTGGCACTTGTGCTGACCTGCACCCCCAGTGGGCGGATGAGCCAGGGTACGCTTTATTGTGTCCTATTGGTTTTTTAGTATTTATGTCCCAAATTAACCCGTCCAATGCTTGACAAATAAGGGTAGTCTTGCCGTCCAATGTTGACACCCATTCTATCGCTCTGATAATATCATTATTATTTTCAAAAGTGGCTACCCTTGCTTGATTAGCCACTGCGTGGATGGATGTTCTAACCAACAACTCAGCACTGCGATAACTCGCAGCAAATGCCCCGTTTTTTTTGCGTAAACGTTTATCGCCTGCTAAATTTTTTGCAATTTCCATGCTTCCGAGTCCTTTTGAAATGCCGTCTCGGACGGTGTCTTTAAACTTATTTTGAAATGCCACGCCTCTGCGTTGCCACCATTCTGACGATGACGCTCCCTCAATGAGCGTTTGGCTTATTGCACTAATCATAGCCTTTGTCATTTGAGTTTGAGCGTATTTAATTCCTAAACTAGCATTAAGAGTGTTGGTTGCTTGTTTTTCAATCAATGCAGCAAGAGATTCTAGCAATGCTGTTTGCTCTAAAGAAATGCTGTTATACTCACTCTTAACTAATAATTTAGTATCTTTCAATAAAATTGCTAATTTTGATTGTATTTTTTGCTTTTTTTGACCACGCCACAAATCAGAATTTAAAAACATGGCTACTACCTTTTTTTCCAATGCTTGGATTTTTTTAACAACCTTTTTCTTTTCGCCAGCCTCCAGTCGTTGCAACTCTATTGATTGCTCTAGTGCCTTGTCTTTGATTTTGTCGTTAATTGATGGCATTAATTAACTTTTTAATCATTTTATTAAGTTCTCATTTTCAATACTTATTTTGTCTTTTTCAGTTTGAATGTCAACATTGGGTTGCAATCTCTCTCCACGTTTGAAATTATATAAGAGACTGTCATGAGAAATACCCCCTCCTTGCCAAGCACTCATCATAGCTGTAATTTCTTGCGGACTCATTTTACTGTCAACAAAATCAGTATTTAATTTAACTGAAATAGTATCAGTGCCACCCCAGCCACTCCAATCATTCATCATCACTAGTGCTTGCGTTATTGCTTTTTCAACCATTTTAACTGCACCAACTAGCGTAGATGCTTCAGCATTTTGTCTCAATCTAACAGTATCAGCCGCCTCTACGCCTGCTTTTTGCCCTTGCAGCAATTGCGAACCAAGTGCCGCCATCATTGCTATTTTTTCGTCCATGCCGATTGACAACGCCTTTAAACCTTGACCTGTAAATTCTAAAAGACCCACTTTGGCTTCGACTCTAGGTAATAACCAGATTTTGCTAGGACCTATGTTAAATTTTACACCATCTTGAGCTTCATAGCCCGTAACATAGGGCGTTGGCAGTGCTGTGTAGTGTCTGCCATGTTCTAAATCTGCTGATGTTCTGTAAAGCGAAAGAGAGACATCAGCAAGCGATAAAACTGATGATTTTGATGGTTCAAGGTTGAAACCGTCTGTTGAAATGCTAACAAACGGGATGAAATCTAATGTCTTATTCTTGTTTTCTGCAACAATATCATCACCTTTAACCCATTCATCATCTTTAGTATTTTTAGTCCAAATATTGACAATGTATTGACTATCTTTAAGTGTTAATTCTCGATATTGAGTTTCATATTTAATGTCATAAATATCATCTTTCGGAATTTTGGACGCTTCTTGCAAAATTATTTTATCGTCAAGCCAGTTCGTTATTTGCTCAGTAATGTAATGCAATAAATAAGTACGCTTAAAACTGTTATCGTAATCGATTAACAAGCCTTGACGGCCCATCAATAACTGCTCTTGAATCATTGTTGAAATTAAATTATTAAGCGAAACGCCGGTATTTGTAATATCACCAAATAATTCTTTAAGCTTATTAGGTGCTTCAACAATCGGATCTATTCTCATAACAGCACCAACCAGACCTCTGACCGTTCTTTCTACTCCATCAAAATAAAGTGCTCGCATTTTATAAGCGTTATATTCGTCTTTGTTTTGTCCTTGAACCTGTGGCAGATATTTACTGCCTTTTTCTTTGACAGCATCACTTCCATCAAACGTGTCTCTTGTGCGTTCCCATTTATCTGCAAATTTTTCATAAGCATGATGTGTTGAATTAATAGGCATTAAATTAATACGCTCCAATAATTGGCATTGTTGTCATTTTCCCTCTTTGTTTAATCAAAGGTTGCAATCCGTACCTCAATGCGTCTATATAATGATTGTGTTTGTCAATAATTGTCGTCAAGATGTTGCTCGTTAATTTGTCAGTTTTGTAATTATAAAGTAAAAATTCATTGGCAGTATTAAAACAACGAGTGTGTATATGTACTTGTCTAAAACTTCGAATAAACGCTATTCCATCCTCAACACTGCCAGCCCATTTATAGACTGGCTCTATTCGATAGCCTTGCCGTTTAACATAACTAATAGTTTCAGGTCTTGAATTATCAGCTCTAATGACGTTTTCTTTAGCTCCTGGCACAGAGTCAATTACTTTAGATATATCCTCTAATTCAATTCCCACACCGCCTGCTTCGTAATCAATAAACAACTCTTTATCAACTATAAAACATCTAACAAGTGCGTTAGGGTCTTGCGAAAATCCCCAGTCTTTACCAAAATAAAATACAACATTATCAGTATCAGGCGTGTCAAACGTCTCAACAATATATTTCCCTTTGAAAATTTGGGCATCGGTTGAGGTTTTGCAATGACCTTCCCAAATGTGCAGATAGTCGTTGTAATCTATCTCTTTCTGATATTCCATCTCTTTTTTTAATTCATCAGAAAAATAAAGATTATCTCTATAACTCACTTTTACAGTGAGTTGGTTTTCACGTACCGGCTCGTTTAAAAATCTTGTATAAGTTGGGTCGGTTGCTAAGTTTGGATTAAAACTAAGCCAAATTTCAGAGCCAGTTTTACGAATAGTTGGTATCAAAACTTCCCAGCTTTCGTTCGGGATTTTTTGTGCTTCCTCAACCCAGCAAATATCAACGCCCTCTAGCGATTTGATTGTCTGAACTGAATGCTTTAGTCCATGAAATAAAAATTCAGTGCCATTTGCTCCATAAATGCCCTCTCTTGTGATTCTATAAAACGTCTCAAGTTTAAACTTTGAAACGCAATCACTTAATAATTTATGAACCGAGTCACGAATTGATTTTTGAACTTCTCGAGTGCATAATATTCTTAGTTTATTTTGAGCACCTAGTATCAAAAGTGCGATGCTTATTCCCCATGATTTTCCACCGCCACGCCCCCCATAATACACTTTGTAGCGTTGTTTTTTGAATAGTGGCTTGAATGCCGCATTCATTTTGATTAAACGATTATCCATAGTTATATTTTAATTTAAATAAACTTAACCACTCTTGCATGAGTTAATAACCCTATACTCAAATAGGGTTATTATGGCATTTTTTCCGTTTGGAGTGGCATTTTCCAAAATGGAAATAACCACTTTTAATTTATGTTCTTTGGTTCTCTGATAAACCCTTTGCAATAAATTATAAGCAGATGCAACGGAAAACATTGGTATTTTGGGTGAATGCAATATGGAAAATCAAAACTCTCACAAAAACGGCACCCTGCTTCATATTCCTTAAAATATTCTAGCTGCGCAGCTAGTTGTGCATTTTTTATATTATCACATTCGTTAATCATTTAAAAAACCTAATTCATCTAAAACATCAGCAGGTATATCATGGCATATCACTCAACGAACTCAACAACTATATTAAATTGAGTATTGTTAGTTATTTTGTTTTCAATCAACGCTTTGGGTTCAGCTATTGCGTGAGCCTTGGTCATTACGGTTTGTGTTTGCAATAACTCAGTGAAGTTTACTTTGTCATCACTTAATCCTTCCAATTTCTCTAAAGTCCGCTTTATGATGTAATCTGTTCCTTTGATTGTTCCATCTTTAATCTTTTGTATTTGCTCTGAACGTTGCAGGATAAGGTGTTGCTCGTGTTCCTTGCGTGTTCCTATCTCTTGATTTATTTTTGCTAGATTATTTGCTAACTTTTCATCATCACGACTAATGCCGTTGACTAATCTTGATATTATGCTTTTGCTTCTATCGTACTTTTTAGCAAGTTCAATGACTCCAGCACCAAGCCCGTATTCCGTCCTGACCTGGTGTTGCATGGCTGGGGTTAAAGATGGTTTTCTTGCTGGTTTTTTAGCCATTATTCAAGCCCATTGCTACCTTCCATTTTACTCCTTATTGTTGATTGTAATAGCCTTTGCTACCCTTAATACAGGTTATCTTTGCATTGTGGCAGGG